GCACCCACCCGTGTATCACCGGCGACCGCTGCAAGGGCTACGACCGCGTAGAGCGCCGCCCCGCCTGGACCTCCCCGACGCACCCGTACTGCGACCCCTGCATCACCGCCGCCCAACGCGACGTACGGATGCTCGCCTGGGACTGGGTGGACCTGGCCCAGCAGCAGTACCCGACCCTGTCGCAGGCGCTGTCGGCCAACAGCGGCCCCGGCCAAGCCGAGCCTCCCATCCTGATCCGCGAGGCGCCCGACGCCCTCCAGCGGGAGATCCACCATGTGGTCACCACCTGGGAGACGGTCGTCCGTATCCACGCACGTCTGTCCACCCCACCCGAGTTGACCCGCCACGGTCCGGCCGTGCACCGCGCCGTCAAGATCCTCGCCCCCCGGGTGCGGATGCTCGCCCAGCTCGGCCCGACCGCTGTCTACCCCACCGGTTTCGAGGACGACCCGACGGACATGACCGGCGCCGACGCTGTCGCCCACCTGTGCTGGCTGCGGGCACGATCCCGGGCGATGCTCGGCTGGACCCACCGATCCCGCTGGGTGCCCGGCGACTGCTGGGCGTGCCCGGGGCGGGACGCCGACGACGAGGATGGGCCGCTGTTCCGGTCGGAGCCCCGCTACGAGGTGGGGGTGTTCGGCGGGCCGATGGAGTCCCGGGTGCACTGCGCCCGCTGCGGCCAGGACCGTAGCGAGGCCGACTACGACCTGTATCTGCTGCTGATGCGCTGGCCGGACGCCCCCGAGCCGGAGCCGGAGCCCGACCCCGAGCAAGATCAAAGCGGGGAAGAGCAGGACGACGAGCAGGACCGTGAGCAGGACGAAACGTCCGCCGAACCGGCACCGGCCACACCGTGACTCCCGACCACGACAAGCCGACCAACCCCCGCTGGCCCAACCCCCTCGATGAGCCTCTGCACCGCGCCCGCGCCGCCGGCCGCATGTACCGGCAACTCCTCCGCACCGCCCGCCCAGACCTGTGCCAGCAGGCCGACGACACCCTCAGCTCGTTCGGTGAGACGTGGATGCTCGAACGCCCCGAGGTCATCGAACCGGACCGGGAGGTCACCACGGCCGAGGCCGCCGCCCTGGCCAACGTGACCCCGTTGAAGATCCGGAAGTGGGCGAGCACCGACCGCAAAGACCAGCCCGGCGTCCGCATTCTCCCCCGCTTCGACAAGCGCGGAAGGGAGACCGTCTACCTCGCCGGCCATGTACTCGAAGCCGCCTCGTTGGTGAAACGCGGCCTCGTCTGATACGCCCCACTTGCATTGAAGTGTTCCGACCGGTATACGTTTGGCCAGCACCTTTGTGTCCGGAGCCCGCCACCACCCCCACGGTGGCGGGCTTTCGCGTGTCCGGTGGTCCTAGATTTCTCCCAGTTGCTCCTAACTTGGGAGCAACGGACTACTTCACCTGCCGCAACATGCCCCTGGCCCCGGTCAGGTAGAGCGTCTCCCGGATCCCCTCGACCGCCGGCAGCCGAACCGCCACCGTCAGCTCACCCAGCTGGTCGACGGGCACCACCGCGGACTCCACGAACGTGGCCTTGCCGCCGACCGGGATCCGCGTACCCGGCTCACGGCTGAGCCCCTTCCGCTGCTCCTCGTCCGGGTCGTCGTAGCTGTAGCCGGCCTCCTGCCGAGCCTCGGCCCGCAGGTCGCCGTACAGCAGCGTCAACGTCTGCGTCCCCGGCGACAGCGGCAGCACCGCGTCGCCGCCGTTGACGACCTCGACCGTCAGCCTGACGACCGCCTGCGACTTCGGCACGTCGACACCCCACCCGTTCGGTACCTGCTCGACGCCGACGAGGCGGGCGGCCAGCCCGTCCGGCCACGACGCCGCGCCCTCACTGGCAGGGCGTTCGAGGATCGGCAGCAGATCGCCGTCGGGGTCGGTGGGGTCGCTGGTGGGCACGGCGGACGGGGGGCCGCCCGTCGACTCCGGCCGCACGGTGCAGCCGAACAGGAACACCGCCAACACGACCACCAGCAGAACCGCACCAAGCGTCACGGAAATGTCACGTCTCGTACTCATCCGGCCAGCATCACCCCCGACCCGCCCGCCGGCCCGGGATCGCCACACGCGTCGACACGATCCGTGACCGGGTCGCAACCGGAGAGGAGCGGCCCGCAGTGGAGTACGTCGAGACCCGCGATGTCGGCCTGGACGAGCTGACCCCGTTCCCTGGCAACGCCCGCCGAGGCGACATCGACAAGATCCGCGAGTCGATCCGTAAGACCGGCCAGTACCGGTCCATCGTGGTCCGGGACAGCGGCGGCGCGTTCGTGGTCCTCGCCGGCAACCACACGATGCAGGCGGCCGCCGCCGAAGGCCACGACACGATCCGCTGCGAGATCATCCGCTGCGACGACTCCGAAGCCCGCCGCATCAACCTCGCCGACAACAAGCTCGCCGAGCTGGGCGACTACGACCACGACGCCCTCGCCGAGCTCCTGTCGTACCTCGACGGCGACTACGACGGCACCGGCTACACCGACGACGACGTTCAGGCCCTCATCCACCCCGCTGACGAGTCGCTAGCCGCCCTCGGCGATCCGGACGACACGCCGCCACCCCCAGAGCAGCCCACCAGCGTGCTCGGCGATGTATGGCATCTCGGCCCTCACAGGCTGGTATGCGGTGACTCCACCGACGTAGCCGTGGTCGAGGCGATGATGGGCGGCGACCGGGCCGACTGTATGTGGACTGACCCGCCCTACGGCGTCGAGTATGTCGGAAAGACCAAAAGCGCCCTCTCCATCCAGAACGACGGTGCGGCGGGTCTGCCCGACCTACTCGCGGGCGCGTTTGCGGTCGCAACCGCCGCCCTCAAGCCTGGCGCCCCCATCTACATCGCACACCCAGACTCGTTCCGAACCACCTTCGAGCAGGCCGTTCACGAAGCCGGCTGGCTGTTCCGCCAGAACCTGATCTGGGTGAAGAACACGCTTGTGCTCGGCCACTCGGACTACCACTACCGGCACGAGCCGATCCTGTACGGATTCACGCCAGGCGGGGACGGTCGCCTCGGCCGCGGCGGCGACCGCTGGTTCGGCGACAACGCCCAGACCACGGTGTTCGAGGTCGACAAGCCTGCCCGGAGCGAAGACCACCCCACCATGAAGCCGGTCGCTCTGATCGCCCCCATGCTCACCAACTCGTGCCCGCGTCGGGGCCTCGTCTACGAGCCGTTCGGCGGCTCCGGCTCGACGCTCATCGCCGCACACAGCCTCGGCATGGCCGCCCGGGTGGTCGAGCTGGACCCTCGCTATGTCGACGTCATCTGCCGCCGCTTCCAGCAGTACACCGGCATCAAGCCGGTCCGGGCGGACACCGGCGATCCGGTGGACTTTGCGAACGGGTCGGCCGACTAGTAGCGAAACGTCGAGCCCCCGGCGGCCCGCCGGGGGCTCGTTGGTGGCACCGCGTTTCAGCCCTCGGGGGCTGCCGCCAGGAGGGTGTCGAGCAGCCGCTTGAAGATCGTCAACTGTTCGGTGCCGGCGCGCAGCCTCGCGCCTTCCTCCGCCGCCTTGTTGGCGTAGTGGGTCAGCCAGGAGGGGTCGAAGGCGAAGCCGTTCCCGCCGATCGCGGCGGCCTGCGCCTCGGTCTGCTTGGCCAGGGCGTCAACCGCGTTGGCGGCGGCGCGCTCGGCCGACTCCATGCCCCAGATCGTCGTGTTGATGACCTCGGCGCACTGCCCGATGGGGCTGGCGTCGCCGTGGGTGGCGACGAGCTGCCGCATGTCGGCGGTGGTGATGCCGAGCGTCGTCAAGATGCTGGCGGTGTATGGCGTGCGGGTCATCGTGGCCTCCCGGCTACTCGATAGCGGCTCCTACAATCAAGTTACCCCATCCGGGCCGCCCGATCCCGCAACCCGCCAAGAAAGACCCGCACCATGCCCGCATCCCGCGCCCAACGCGCCGCCACCGCCGAACGCCGCACCAAAGCCATCGCCATGCGCCTCGCCGGCCTCGATTTCCAAACCATCGCCGAACGCCTCGGCTACGCCGACCGCGCCGCCGCCCACAAGGACATCACCCGGGCCATGGAGGCGTCGGTACAGGAGATGAGCCGCAACGCCGACGTCCTCCGCCAAGTCGAGCTGACCCGCCTCGACCGCCTCCAAGCCGGCGCCTGGACCGCCGCCGCCGGAGGAGACGTCAAGGCCATCCACGTCGTCCTCGGCATCATCGACAGGCGCTGCAAGCTCCTCGGCCTGGACGCCCCGGTCCGGCACGAGGTGGTGACCCTCGGTGCCATCGAGCAGGAAATCGAACGCCTCAACGCTGAACTCGCCGAGCTTGGCGCAGATCAAGCTGGAGAAGCTGCTGGAGTTGCGCCACCTGCATGAGCTGAAAGCCCAGCGGGAGCGGGAAGCGCAGTTGAACCGGCCCCTGCGGTGGGCGTCGCCGCTCGACATGGCCTGCAAGCTCGACCCGACGGTGGTCCGCACCCCCGCCCTGGAGGTCATCAACCAAGGGCTTGTGGATCTCGCGCAGGACCGCATCCCCGGCAACAAGCTCGCGGTCTTCATGAGCCCGCAGGAGGGAAAGAGCACCCTCTGCTCGTACTGGAACCTGCTGTGGCTCATCGCGGACGTCAACGCCGACACCCGGATCATCGAGGTGTCCTACTCGGACGAGATGGCCCGAAGGTGGGGCGCCGACGTCAAGATGGCCGTCGAGAGCCACAACGGCGACGAGGGCACCACCGACCTTGGTATCCGGCTACGGGCCGACTCCCGGGCCGCCGGACGCTGGCAGGTCGCCGGACGCCGCGGGGGCATCTACTGCGCCGGTGTGGGCGGCTCCATCAACGGTAAGGCCGCCGACTACATCTGCGTCGATGACCCCCTCAAGAACATGGAGGAGGCACAGTCCGAGGCGTACCGCAAGCGGGTCATGCGGACGTGGCAGTCGGTCCTCATCCCCCGCCACGGGCCCAACACGAAGGTGCTGTGGATTCAGACGCTGTGGCATGAGGCCGAACCGATCGCGGAGATCACGTCGGGTGAGAACGCCCAAGACTGGAAGATCATCCGCATTCCCGCGATCGCCGACCGGTCCGATGACCCCCTGGGGCGGAAGATCGGCGAACCGATGCAGTCGGCGCGGGGACAGCGGGACTGGGCGAAGATCCGCCGACAGGTCGGCTCGTACGTGTTCTCCGCCCTCTACCAGCAGTCACCGACGCCGGCTGAGGGCAACATGTTCAAGCGGTTCTGGTGGCGCTACTACACCCGCCACGGCGACTTCATCGCCCTTGGCCCTCAGCGGTTCCGGCTCTCCGACTGCTGGCGGTTCGCCACCGTCGACCTAGCCGCCTCGGAACGGGCGAGCGCCGACTGGACGGTCATCTCCGCGTGGGCGCGCACCATCTCCGGCGACCTTGTCCTTCTCGATCGGGTGCGGGTGCACGTCGGCGAGAACCGGCACTTCGACGCCGCCCGCCCCCTGGTCGAGAAGTGGCGCCTCGACACGGTGTTCGTGGAGCGGTCGCAGCACGGCATGACCCTGACCCGGGAGGCCGCCAACAACGGGGTGTCCATCACCCCGCTGGACGCCGAGTCCGACAAGGTGACCCGGGCCATCCCCGCCTCCCGCTGGGTTGAGGGCGGCCGGATGTGGCTGCCGGCCGGCGCCTGGTGGCTAGACGAGTGGATCAACGAGCACGCCGGCTTCCCCAACGCCCGCAACGACGACCAGGTCGACACAACGTCGTACGCGGTTCGGATCTCGATCACTCGCGCCGCCCCCGCCATTGGGCCTGGGTCCGGCCCCGAACCGCCGACTGCCCCGCCTCCCGTCTCGCCTACTGACCGGCTGAACCACGGCGACGGCGGCGACTGGATCGACTGGGACAGCGACGACCCACTCTGATCTACCGGTGAGGGGGTGCGTTGCGGGTGACTGCCCCCACCTCCCTGATCGGCATGGTGTCCGACACCCAGTACGGGACGCTCGTCGTTGACGCCCTGGAGCACATCCCCGATCTGCTGCACCCGCAGTCGGTGTTCGTGTACGCCCAGATGCGCCGCGACCCTCGGCTCACCGCGATCCTCGACGGCTACGGGTTGCAGTTGCGGCGGGCGCAGTGGCAGTTGGACGGCACCGGCTGCCGGCCCGAGGTCACCCAGCTTGTCTCCGACTCGCTCGGGTTGAACATCGCTGGTCAGGACGCCGGCACCGGCGCGAAGCTGCGCGGCGTGTCGTGGAACGACCACCTGCGGGCCGCGCTGCTCAGCATGGTGTGGGGCCACTACGCCTTCGAGATGGCCGTCGACCCCGACACCGGGAGGCTCGCCGCGCTCGCCGAGCGGCCCCCGGTGACGCTCGCCGCGATCCACGCCGACCTCCGCAGCGGTGACCTGCTGGGCGTCGACCAGCTCCTCACCGACAGCCGGGACGAGGCGCCGCAGCTCGCCGCCAACCGGCTCGTCTTCTACTCCCGCAATCGTGAGGGCACGGCGTGGCAGGGCAACAGCCTGCTGCGGGCGGCGTTCGGCCCGTGGTTGATCAAGCGCGAGATGGTGAAGGTGTCCGGCATCGCCAACCGGCGTTGGGCGGCCGGCGTGCCGGTGGCCGAAGCGCTGGCCGGCACGAACCCTTCGCCGGAGCAGATGGCGGCAGCACAGCGGGTCGCCTCCGCCGCGCGGGCCGGCGATCAGGCCGGTCTGGCGATGCCACCCGGCTTCATCCTGAAGATCATCGGCTTGTCCGGCAGCGTCCCCGACACCCTCGCCTTCGTCCGGTTCCTCAACCAGGAGATGGCCGCAAGCGTGCTGATGCCGCACCTCGACCTCGGCACCGGCGAATCCGGCTCCCGCGCGCTCGGCACCGCGTTCATCGACAGCTGGACCCTCGCTCTTGAGGCCGAGGCCGAAGCCATCGCCGACACCATCACCCGTCAGTGTGTCGCCAGGCTGGTCGACTGGAACTGGGGCGACAAGGAACTCTGCCCCAGTGTCGTCGTCTCCGGCGTCGGATCCCGCCGTGAGGTCACGGCCGAGTCCCTGCAACAGCTCATCTCCTCCGGTGCCCTCGACGCCGACCCGGCACTCAAGGCATGGCTGCGCCGCGAATGGCGGCTACCCGCACCCGACCCGGACGAGCGGCAGCCACTACCGGCAGGCCCGCCCGCCCGTGTACCTGCACGCCCCGGCACCGAGGAAGAAGAAGCCCGGACCGAGGAAGAATCCCCGGGGGGCGGCGACGGCGTGCGGGTCGCCGCCGCCGCCCCACCGGCCAACGTCGACGTGCAGGCCATGGACGACGCCTGGCAGCAGACCGTCGCCGACATGACCGCCGCATGGGAGCAGCAGTCCGGGCCCCTCGTGACCGCCCTCGCCGCCGCGGTGGCCGCCGCCGCAGCCGGCGGGGCACCAACCGGCCTGACCGGCGTGGCCATCCCCGGCGTCGCCACGGCACCGCTGCTGAGGCTGGTCGCAGACGGGATGCTCGGCCTTGCGCGGCAGTCCGCCGTGCAGGCTGCGGCCGAGGTGGCGTCGATCCGGCGGATCCGGGCCACGCTGTCCCCGCAGACGCAGGCCCGGATCCGGGCGATGGCCGCCGCGGTGACGGACCTGATCGTGGCCGGCTACCGCACCGCGGCCGTCCGGGTGGCGCTCGGCCACCTCGGTGCGAACGCCACCGTCGAGCAGATCCGCGACGCCGTCACCGCCGCCCTGACGGACCTGTCGACGGCGAAGGCCGCCGGCCTGGTCGCGGGCAACCTTTCCACTGCGGCCACGTCGGCGCAGGGCATCGGCCGCCAGCAGGTGCTCGCTGACCTGCCCGACGGGATCACCTGGGCTGCGTCGGAAGTCCTCGACCGCAACACCTGCGGGCCGTGCCGGCGCGTCGATGACCGCGAGTACGCGTCGTTCGGCGATGCGCTGGCGGACTACCCGATGGTGTTCCGCTACCGCAACTGCCTGGGCGGCCTCCGCTGCCGGGGCTTCATCTACCCGGTCATCCCCGACGGCGGGGAACCCACCCTGTTCTGACCCGGCCCCGGATACGGGAGGGGGTCGGGTTGGCGCGCGTCGAGATCACCACCGCCGGCCACTCCATCGTCGTGGACTCCGACGGCCTCTTGGACGAGGTCGCCGGGAAGGCGCTCTACCTGTGGGAGCGGACCCGCGATCCCCGGATTGACCGTGCATTCGCCCCCGGCTTCGCGCCGGTGCTCGACCGCCCTGAGGGCGGCCCCACCTACGTCACGCCGTTCGACGTCGACATGCACCACCCGAGCGACACGAAGGCGGGTGGTGACGATGCCCGACACTCCTGAGCTGACCCGCCGGCCTGGCGTTGAGCTGATCCGCACTGGCGCATGGAACATCCTGACCGGCACCTGGAACGCCACCCGCGAGAACCTGGCCTCCGCCGTCGAAGCGATGAAGTGCCCGGCCGTCCGCAAACCCGTACTCAAGATCGGCCACACGGACACGCGGTTCCAGCCCGGTGACGGCGAGCCAGCTATCGGCTGGATCGAAGACCTGCGACTCGCCGACGGCGGACACACCCTCATCGGCGACTACGTGGGCGTACCCGCCTGGCTGAACAGCGTCATGGCGTCGGCGTGGCCCGACCGGTCGGTGGAAGGCAAGCCGTTCCGCTGCCAACTGGGTCACCATCACCCGTTTGCGCTTCGAGCCGTCGCGCTGCTCGGGGTGACACCGCCCGGTGTCGGCACCCTCACCTCCCTGAACAGCCTCGCCGACGTCAAGGCCCTCTACGGCCTGGCCGCCAGCACCGGCGACGACGACGCGGATCTCATCGTGGCGTCGGTGCCCGGTGCCGTGCTTCGTGCCGCCGCCGAGCAGCACACGGGCGCGATGGTCGCACTCATTCCAGCCGAAGAGGACGCCGCCCGCCTCGCCGTCGAGGGCGGGGAGCCGGCCGAGCAGCTGCACGTCACCCTCGCCTACCTCGGTGACGCCGTGGACCTGTCGGCGGCCGACCGGCAGGACGTCATCGACGCCGTGTCGACGGCCGTCAACGGCTTCCCCGAGGTGAACGCCGAGGTGTTCGCCCTGTCGGCGTTCAACCCGGGCGCGGTCAATGACCGGAGCCCCTGCATCGTGTACGGCCTGTCGGGGGACCTACTCGACGCCGCGCACACGCTCGTGGGGGACGCCCTCGACTTCGCGGATGCGGCCCTGCCGCGCCAGCACGCCCCGTGGCACGCGCACATGACCGCGATCTACACCGGCGACCTGGCCCGGCTCCCCGAGCTGGTGGACCGGGTCGGTCCGGTGCGGTTCGACCGGCTGCGGATCGCGCTCGCTGGCCAGCACATCGACATCCCGCTGATTCCCGACGAGCCGGAGCCTGCCGACGCCGACGACTCGCTGGCCATCGCGGCTGCGGCCGGGGATGGGAACGCCCTCAAGCGGTACTGGACGCGCGGGGACGGGCTCAAACGCTGGGCGGGGCATCGACACCCGTGGTCTCGCCTGTACCGCCTATTGCGAAAGCACGTCGGGTCTGAGCGTGCGAAGCGCCTCGCCAGTTCCTTCTTCTTCGCCGTCCACGGCTACTGGCCGGGCCACCGCAAGGGCACCAATCCGACCGGTCCGGGCTGAGCCCGCGAGAAACGAGGTGAACCGTGCCCAAGGCACGAGCTGAAATCCTGCGCGACGCCTGGAACGCTTCCGGCGCCCCGCTGACGCAGTGGGTTTCCGAGGCCCGCGCCGACGAAGTGATCGTCGTGGACGACTCCGACCCGACGGCGCGGAAGTTCGTCCGCGTCCCGGCGGTCATCGCCTCGGGTGGCGTCACGTTCGGCGCTCCGCAGCCGTACGACCCGGACACCGACCGGGTGGTCGTGTACGCCTCGGCCGCCGAGTCCCGGCCGCCGACTCCCGACCCGGAGCCGGTCGAGCCCGCCCCGAAACCGGAGAGCGAGCCGACCGGCGAGCCGGAATCCACC